AGACTTATCATAATTATTTGCGTTAATCCATGGCATAAACAAAATAGGAGTTTCATCAAATTCTACAATCTGTGGTTCAGAATAAATTGATGTAAGCATATCTTCACCAACAAGCTCATTCATAGAATTTACTTCATTGGTATTCTTATAATAGGTATCATGATTGCCAATAATAATATGCAAATCAATACCTAGTTCTTTGAACCGCTCAATGAACCGACTACGAAAATCATTCGCAATACGATAACTTATATATTTTCGACGGTCAACAACATCTCCCATATGAACACACGTTGTAATATTTCTCTCTTTTAATGTAGGAAAGAAAATATTATCATAAAATTTATAGAAGTAATCGTTGAAGTTTAGATTGTCGTTGCGCGCACCGAAATGAGTATCAGTTACTATTGCTATCTTCAATATTCGACTCCATGAAAGGTTCTAAGCCTTTAGACTTATCTGTTGGTTTCTTTTTTGGTTTATATACATCTTCCTCTGGAAGCATTATACTGGGATCAAACCCTTGTACAGAATACGATGTATCATCACCATCCATAGTATTCCAAGATACATATGCGGTTTTCTCTATTATTTTGTTTCTGACATGGGTTTGTTTTTTTTCTTTGGAGATTCTTCGCAAGAAGGCGTAGTAGATGATTTGGGTAAAGTATGCGAAAGGATTCTGCGACTTCTCTGGATTGAAATTTTTAACATATTGTAAACAATTCTCGATCCCATCTGATATCATTTCCTCTCTATATGTGTAATTAATAAAGTTGGGACGATAAGATAAATGAGTAGCAATTTTTAAAAAACATTCGCCTATATAATTTGTAACTGGTGGTTGGGGTTCACCAACATTCTCAGCCACATCACATCTCTCTCGCCATTCAATCATAGCTTCTAAAAATTGTTTATTATTAACGTAATGGGTATTCGTAGTTCTTTTAGCCATTATTACTCCTTCATAACTTAAACAATAATACACCAATACAATGTAAAAGTCAATTCCCTTTTATATTTTTCAAATGGTACTTGACTTTATAAAAAAGATGTGTATAATAGCTATGTGGTGTTTTAATGTATAGTATCTTCAGTTTCTAAATCAGTTAACAAGTCTTCATAAACTTCTTCATTGCTAATATCATCTAAAGATTTTTTATATTTGGGAGAATCTACTTTTACAATTTGTTTTCTCACATGTTCATAATAGCTAGATAACCCTACTGATGCATCAGCAATTATAAGAACATGTGATGTTTTAATATTAAATAATGATTGTTCAGTATAAGGCCCAATCCATCTGGTTAAATTTAAAGATTCTACATGGCCATGTCTTGTAAGTTTAGATTCAACTTGCATTTTTAATGGACGAATTATCTCATAGGAATCATCAACAACATCATCTCCTAATTCACATATAAGTTCTTCTCCATTTAATAATTTAAGAACTTTATAAGTTGTGGTTGTATTCATTTTAATTTTACCTTACTTATTTCGTAGTTAAATTGTTGTTCGTTATAGATATTTATTCGTTCTGAAAAGTGATTAAGCGTAAAATTCCTCCTTTCTTTGTAAGACATATCATCTGCAATATCAAATACTAAAACTCCCAACTTATTTTTAGTAGCGCGCAATCCGCGGCCGATTGATTGCAAAACTCTAATTTTAGACTTTGAGGGCGAGGCGAACACGATGTTATGAAGATTACGAATATTAATGCCAGTGCTAAAAGTACCAAAGCTCGCAATGATGATGGCATCTTTTTCATTTTCAACTATTTCCCTAATTTTCTCACGTTCTAAACTATTCACGCCGCCGTATACAAAAAATATCTTTCTATCCTTTGCAATCTTACTTATCTCTTCGTATAATATTTTTCCATGTTTTTCTACTAATTGAAATAAACATAGTGTATTGCCAGAAATGTTGCAACACAAATCAATAATGAATTTATTCCTAGCGCTATTCGTAACCAGATATTCGAGCTCTTCAGCATAGGTCATTTTCTCTCGTATGGGTGAATGTTTTAACACCACACATTTTATTTTTAAATTTGCAAGAGTTTTTTTATCCATTAACTCTTTAGTTGTTACTACATTATCAACAGGACCAAATAGACCCTCTAGTATTAACTGGTGTGTCTGCGTGCCGTCTAGCGTCCCTGTAAGCCCGAATCTATACTTACATTGGTATAACTTAGTCATTATGCCCGTAAGAGACTTTGCTTTGAATAGATGAGCTTCATCTCCAATCACACAACCAAATTGTTCAAAATATTTTTTAGGCATTTTATAGATAGATTGCCACGTTGATATCGCAACGTCTTTAGTTATCTTTTTATCGTGTCCCTGATATATTTTTTGGCAGTATGTGCCGGGACTCCAACCATAATCTTCAAAGTCAGAATACATTTGTTCAACTAAAGATGTAGTAGGCACTAGTATCAAAGTCTTTAAACCCATCATATGATAATAACGAACTAACGCATATATTATTAAAGACTTACCAGAAGCAGTAGGACTAACAAGCAAAGCCCGATTTTTGGATATGGCGTGTTGTACAGCTTCCAACTGATAATCTCTAATTTTGAGGGATTTTCCTTTTGATTTTGGTTTGAGACTCCTGATGAAATTTTTAACATCCGATAGTACAATATTCCTATCATTTTCTATATCCTCTTCTATTGTATATTCTATATTGTTTTGTTTGCAAAATTTCTTTATGTATAATAACAGACCAACATAGATTTGTCCAGTACCTGGCGAAAATAATCTTATTTTGCCATCCCACATTCGATTACGATACATGGGCATAAATTTAGCGCCAGGCACTTCAAAAGTAAAGAACTCTGTCAACTCTTGTAATGTTGAGGGGTCTACATTATTTAGAGTAAGATATACTTCATTCTTTTTAGATATTCGCATTTTGCAAAGTGCCTGGTTCACCGTAATCACCTCTGAGCATTACATTAAAAGATATACTAGTTCTTGTAACAGGTGTAGGTGGCACCCAATGCGTTAACCATGATGGAAACATAAACATAGAATCTTTATTAGAAGCAAACCAAATTATAGAAGAATTATTAGTATCCATTTTTTTTCTCTTTGGCACTAATACACCTGATTGTGGTCTGGGGTCAAAGAATTGTATGTTTGATGCATCTGTATTATCACAAGGATACCAAACACCAGAAAATACATTATTAGAATGTGTGTGTGGTGGGTGGGCTTGGTTTGGTTCAGATATATTTATCCACATACCTGTAATTTCTATTTTTTTATATTCGTATTCATATAGTTGACACATTTCTTCTGTTACTTTGTATACTTTTTTGACAAAGGGTTTAAATGCATCTACTTTTTGTAGATTGTTATCCACCGATTGTCTAACAAAAGACCGATTATCTTTTCTCATTTGATTAGTTTTTATGCAATTTGTTATTTCATCTTTTGCAACAAATTTACTTTCAAATACTATTGTTGGAAAACATGTATAAAATTTTACATCAGCCATGATATTATGCTCCATCTTGTTCCTTTTGTTACTACCTTTGCTTGATGTGGAAACATAAAATTGGAAGGAAATATAATTCCAGAACCTTTCTCTGGTTCAAACCTTTTATTTGCTACATAAAACTCACCACCCTCATAATCATCATTCAAATAAAGAAGAACTGAAACTTGTGGGTATCCGTATTGTTGACCATGACTATGATGAATATTGTCAACATGTCTTGACATAAAACCACCTTCAGAATAACGATTAATCCTAAAATCTGTCATATGTTGAACACTGAATAAAGGAAATTCTTTTGAATATCTATGACATGCATATTCAAAAGATATCTTTATATCTCCATAGAGGATACTATCACTTTTTATCCAGCACTCATCCATTCGTACACGTTCATCACTATTGCCTGTTTTACCTTTATTATTTGAATATGTGGAAGGTTGAAAATTGAGATCAAAATCCATAATATTTTTACAAACATTATTTGGAATTACATTCTTGTAATATCCAATATATTTCTCTATGTCCATTACATCATACCGGCTTCAAACTTTTTCCATTCGATTGCATTTTTAATATCCCATCCACGATTGTCAATTGACTTAATAACACCATCAATATATTTTATTACAACTTCCAAATATCCAATCTTATCCATCAATGCAATAATTTCTTCGTCAGAACTAATATACATTGCCAAGTCATTTTTTAAAACTTTTAGGTCAAACGGTTTTGCAACATAAACTTTCGTCTCGGCCTTCCCACCGTAGTACTCCCATTTTTCTCTATACATACGTTGATAATCACCATTGGCCTTTTGCAATAGTAATTGATATCTTGTTTTGTGTTCAAGATATTTTGCTTTTATCTTTTGGTTTTTAAGAGATTCAGAATCAAGATGTTCCTCGTTTTCTACTACGAGGTCTTTTCTTGCTTCTTCTTTTAATTGATCTAGGTTCATAATATATCTTTTCAAAAATGAGCAGAGGTGATTACTCTCTTTTTTAATTTGACTTTAATAAAAGTCTAAGATGTGAGTATGTTAAAGTTTATCACATCTGCTCTAATTTATTTATAATGTGTTTATCTCATAAATTTGATATGCAAACTCAGCAGTTACAGTCATATATTCTACGTCAGTAACAGTTTGAGTAAAATCTAATGCACCCAAAGATATAGGAAAAATATTTTGAAAATCAATTTCTACAATAGGATTGTTTTTATTAGAAAGCACCATGAGATATGCATCTGAATATAATGCTCTATCAGGAACAGCTTTACCAACCAAATCTACTGGTGGAGTTTTGCCACCAGCTGGTGTATTTGATGTTACATCTCTAAATGTACGAAATTCTTGTCTATCTGTTGGAAATCCTATACCCTTCATCCAATTATGCAATGAAATATAATTTTCCAAATATTCATCTACTTGGAAAGTTATAGATAGATTATCGTATGTAAGTTTCTCTCCAACTGTAGGAATATCTTTAAATGGAGTTGGGTTAATAACAGTGTCAGCAGAAATGCCTGGAACATTTGCACTTAAAGTAAAAAATTCTACTTTCGGTAATTGATGTATACCAAATTTAAATTGTGTTGAACTTGCATAGTCCAACTTATCAGGTTGTCTTGCAAGTGGTGATTGTGCTGTTGCCATGTATCTATTTATATGTTATAGATAATAACTATATCACCCACAAACGTAATTGTCAAGACCTTTATTTATGACAAAAAAAGGGAGTGCCCGAAGACACTCCCCTAAGTTTACTCTAGTAATTTTCTTATTATTACATAAGATTGGTAACTTTAACCCGACGATACCAAGCATTGGTATTCGCATCAAGTGATGCATCGGAGTTAACTGTGTCACCAGCAGCAACCGCGCCTTTGGCGGCAAAAGGATTAGCAGCAAGACCATAACGTGTCTTGAAACCAATCTTGGGCTGGAAGGAATTTTCACCAACCGCACGAACCATCTGTAGAGGAACGTATGGGCAGTAGAAGAAGCCAGCGTCGTAAGGAGAAGTACCCTTATAACCAACAACATAGTACTGTGAAGCAGCTGCGTTAGCAGAATATGGATCAACATACACCTTGAAACGACCATTCATTACACCAGCAAATGTGGTGGTTGTATCGTCAATATTGAGGTTATTGTTAAGAGCAGGGGTATAATCCAGAACACCAGCCATCTGAAGTGCAGAAGCAACATCAGCGGAGCAGATGACCATATTACCCTTGCCGCGACGAGTCTCTTGACCAATCGCATTGGCATCACGCTCAATAGCGAACATTAGACCCTTAAACTTCTCAACTGACCAACGACCATTTGAGTCGGTATCAAGATCGAAGATACCAGCAGTTGTCGTATTAATCGCAGCACCCTTAACAGCTGTGACATACAGAGAACGAACTACCTCACGGTTAATTTCAGCGAGGATTTCAGAACTCAGAATATTCGCAAGTTCTGTCTCGGCGTCAAGACCATGAATTGCTTTAAGGTCTTGTGCGAGTTCCATTGTATACTCGGCCTTGAGGGCACGGGATACAGCAGTAACCGTGGACTTTTCGATTGAGAATGCCATCTGTGCGAAAGAGTTCGCAGCGCTGTCACCCAAAGCTTCTGACTGGGCCCGCGTCATACCTGTTGCAGAAACATATGTTCCAGCAGAAGGACTATCGTTTAGAACCGCAGGGTTAGTTTCGGTTGCACCAACATCACCACCACCAATAGTACCGGCGGCGTTCTGGTTCGATGCACCAGTTTTACCAGGCATTGCTTCGTCAACGAGAGCCTCAGCACCGTCTTGCGACAGGAATGAGGAGCGCATTGCAAAGATAAGACCAGTTGGACCTGTCATTGGTTGCACACCACATACGTCATACGCAATCAGGTTAGGCATTGCACGACGAACTAATGAGATTAAAATTGGATCCCAAGTATCCATCTGCCCGCCACCCATGCTGTTGACAGGTGCAGCTTCTCCAAGGAAGCCACGATCTTCTCTCATTGCTTTTTCTTGGTTCTCTAGGATGAGAGTGGTAACTGCCCGCTTGTAAGAATCCTCAATCCGTGGTAGATCGGGGTGTTCTAGGACTGGCTGCCA